CGGCAATTCGGATGCAAGGGCGGCCCGTCGTCGCCCGTCGAAAAGTTGTCGTCCAGGGCGACGATCTCGCCGTCGATCTCCTGGCATTCGTCACAGCAGTCCGGGGCTGTGAGCCATTGCTTCGAAGCCACTTGGCCGCTGGCCTTGTAGCCTTCGAGATTTCCCTGAGCGTCCGCTCGAGCAGTCTCCGTGCGCGCGATCATGTCGGCGCGCTCTTCGGAGAATGCGTAGTTGTCCTGCAGCGTCTCGGATAGCTTGTCGTTCGACCAGCCCTCCTCCATCGCCGTCGTCACGTCCGCTTGCAGGAAGTCGCGGGTTGATTCGGTGATCTGCCACTGCGCATTCGGGTTCGGGACATAACCGTCATCCGTCTTGCGCATGCCGACGAGCTCCGCGGCGCGGTCCTGCGCGAATGCCACCGCGTTGTCGTTGGCGCGGCTGAGCATGTCCTTCGGGACTTCGATCCCGAGCTGCAGCAGCCCTTCCTTCGCGCCATCCTTCGCGACGATCGCGAGGACATCCTCGACATCAGGGATCACCTCGTCCCAACTCGTGAAGTCCAGATCGGCCAGGATCTCCGCGACGCGCTTTTCGTAGGCCGCGCGGATCGCCATGTCGTCCATGCCAGACTTCGCGACCTTCGCCGAGGCCTCGTAGCCCTTCACCACCTGGGCGATGATCCCGGGCGCCTTCTCCTGCAGGAACTTGGCCGCTACCTTCTTCAGCTTCTCACAGGCCTTGACTACAGCAGCCCGTTCCTGGTCGATGGGTGTGAAGGCTTTTTTTTTTCGATCTTGGCCGCGGGCGGCTCGTCAGGCTTTGGCGCAGCCGGATCGGCGTTCGGATCGGCAGGCGCCGGTTCTGGCTCGGGCGCGTTGATCACGCTATCTAGCGTCACGACCGCAGCACCAGTGAATAGCAGCGGCACCGAGCCCAGACCATCGGGCAATGGCTCGTCGCCGTTCTCTTGGCGGGCTTGGTCGATCGTCATCGAGCCGTTGCGAATCCGGGTGTCCTGAATCTGCGACTGCACCTGTGGGTCGGTCGCCTCTTCCTCGTCCCACATGAAATGGAGGTCGGCTGCGCCCATCAGGTCCGGGCGCTGGATGATCGAATCGATGAGCGACTTAATCCAGTTCTGCAGCGGGATGATGCCCTCGGTGATCGACTGCTCGTGCGCGGTCTGGGCTGTCGCGCGATTGTTCGACTTGATGAAGGGCGTAGGGGCAATGCTGAAGGCAAAGCACACGATGCGCGCGAGCCACTCATCGAACTCGTCCTTGAGGACCGCGTCCTTCGTCGGGACGTACTTCACACCGTCAGGGATGAAGCGCAACTTGCGCCGCTCGGCCAGGTCGTCAGAAATCAGCATGTCCCAGTAAGCCTGGAACTGGGCGATCTGGTCAGGATTCCACTCGGCCGGCACGCTCGCCAGCGCATCAGGCACGGAGCCCGACCGGTAGTACTCCATCAGGTGGATGGTCCGGCGCAACGCGATGTTGACCGTGACGATGATCTGCTCGACCGGCGAGTAGCCGTAAATCTTGTGCGTGCGCGGGTTGCGTGGCTTGTAGATCAGCTCGTCGCGGGTGTAGTCGACCGCTGGCATGCCGTGGAGCACCTGCTGATAGGCCGGCAGCGGGGGCAGCGGGGTCCGGCCGAACTCGTCCAGTACGCGCTTGATCGTCGAACCGTCGATTGGCTCAATCGAATACAGATCGTCCCCGACGGTGCGCCGCGGGTAGAGCGCCGGCGCGTCGATGACGAAGAGATCCTCCATCACCATGCGCAGCCAGTCGTCCCATGTGTGCTCCTTGTCGGGGGAGCGGAAGAACTGGGTGAAGGTGTCGCAGCGGCTGTCCGGTGGTGTCTTCTCGTTGATGGGGACGATCTTCCACTTCAGCTTCGAGAGCTGGTCCTTGCGGGTCTCGATGACCAGCCGGAGGATGTCGCAGCTATCGGCCAGCGTTCGCATCTGGGCGAAACTGACCGCCTCGTCGCCGCGCGGGGTGTAGCGCTGGTTGAACGCTACCGGATAGTCGAACCGGCGCCCTTCAACCTGCTCGGCCGGCGCAACCGGCTGCATGGTCTGACCGGGGCCGAACCACGCATCGGGGAATTTGCCTGTCGCCACAAAGCGCAGCGCGCCGCTGACCCGATCGACGAGCGATTGGGCGATTGGCGTCTTGATCGGCTGGGCCATTGTCAAATCACGCCCTGTTCGCGGCGCCGAAAGAGAAGTTCGAGCGCCAGCAGAAGATCGGCAGCCGTCTTATCAAGACCGCTGCAGTCGTCGAGCACCTTGAGATCAAAGGGCGGCAGGAGCTCGGCGGCGCGCCGGACGTCGTCGAAGTCGACTTGGCCCTTGAACCACAGGTTTCCGTCTACGTCCTTTTGCCATTCGAGCTTCATTCGTGCCCCGCCTGCTTACTCAAACCGCGGCGCCGGTGGCCGGATTGCGCCAGGCCTTGCCGTCCCACTGGATGACGTAGCCAAGCGTCGAGTCAAGGTAGCGCACGCCACGGGTCAGGCCTACGGTCGGCCGGGCAGCAGTCGTGCCAACGCCGGTCGTGTGCTCCACCGAGGCAGTCCAGCCGTTGGACTTCATCACGAGCGCGTCGAAGTCGGGAACGTCGATGGTGGCGCCGACTGCCGCGCTGTAGGTGCGACCGTTCACGGTGATCGGGTTCGGGCCGAATGTGGCATCGGCGGGGGGCATCAGTCGAATCGTGCTCATGGTCATCCTTGTGGTGCTTCCGGTTTTGCCGTTTGGCGTTGCATGTAATCAATGATCCCGGCGCTCCCGCCCATCAGCGCCTCGAAGGCTCGGGAGAGCGCGTCTACCTGGTCGTCGTGCTTTCCGTTCGGGAAAAGCCGCATCTCGTCGATCAGTTCCTTGTTCCAGGCTCCGCGCAGCATCAGCACATTGCCGACGTTGATCTGCGCGGCGAGGGGCTCGGCCCGCGTCACCTTGTCGCCCGATTCCGGGGTGGCCTTGGCGGTGTAGCCGGCCAGCGCGCGGGTCAGGTATAGCGCCTGCGTCTTGCCGGCTTGACCTGGATCCTGCGGAATGCTGATCCGTGTTCCCTTGCCATCCCGGCTCGCCGTGTTCTTCAGCGCCGCATCTCGCTCGTCCGGCCCGAATTGCTCCCGGAGCATGTCGCCGATGATGAATCGGCCGTCTGGCAGCTTCCCGAGCCACCCGCCCGCGGTGTAGTCACCGCCGCCAGCTACCGAGGCAAAATCCCAGCCGCGCGCCCATGTGATCGTCCCTGCTGGCAGGGCATCGATGACCTCGATCGCGTCCGGCTTGATCACCCCGCCTTCCGGGGGCGCCGGCCGCTGCCGATACTGGCCGGCGAACACATAGGGCGCCGCGCGCTCCATGCGCGTGAGCACCTCGACCGTGTGCTTCTCTGGCCAAAGCGCGGTGCCGTCGTCCTGAATCGCCGACAGGCAGATGTGCTCCCACTTCTCGCCGTTGCCGCCTGCCAGCAGCCAGCCGGCGAGGTCTTCCTCATGCAGTCGCTGCATGATCAGGATGACCGGCGTCTGCGGGCTGTTCTTGCGGCTCTCCAGCGTGTTCTGGAACCAGTCGATGACACCGCGGCGGATCACATCCGATCGCGCCTCGTCGGGCTTGTGCGGGTCGTCGATGACGATCGCGCCGCCGAAGCCCTCCCGATGCTTGCCAGCGCCGAAGCCGGTGATCGTGCCACCAGCACCAGCGCTGTACATCACGCCGCCCGCGCTGGTCGTCCAGTGCGCTTTCGCCTCGCTCGCCAGCCTGCAGCTGGGAAAGATCTCCTGATACGCCTCGTGCTGCAGCATTGCCCGCACGGCTGCACTGTTGTTCAGCGCCAGCGGTGCGGCGTAGCTCGCATGGATGAATTCCGCGTCCGGCACCTGGCCGAGCGCCCACGCAATGAAGTTCACGACCGCCAGTTCGGTCTTTGAATATCGCGGCGGGATGTTGATGATCAACCGCGTGCACTCGCCGCGGAAGACGCGCATCAGCGCATCGCACACAACTCGATGGTGCGGGCTCTGCATCCACCGATACCCGCGCCGCCGCAGGAACATCCACCGCGAAAAGTCGTACAGATCCTCTCGCGCCAGCCCGACAGCGGCGAGCCTCTGGATCGGGCTAAAACTCGTCTCGGACACTGCGCACCGCCTCGGCAAGCTGCTGCGGCGTCACGCTCATGTTCTGGACTGGTCCGCCGTTCGGGCCGCTGACCTCTGTCTTCTCAACGTACAGGCCGGCCACCTTGCCGCGGGCGATCTCAGCCGTCACAGCGGCGGCGTACTTGCCCTCCCCTTCGGCTGCCTTGCTCAGCTCCGACAGGCGCTTAAGGTGGCCTTCCAGGGTGACTTTGGCCGCATCAACCACCGGACCGCGAAGCTCATCGAGCCTTGCGGTGATCTTGGGGTTGTCCAGGAGTGCCTTCGCTTCTCGGTTCACCGACTCGGGCTTCATCCTGCCCGCGCTGTAGCAGCGCCGGTATGCCTCGCTGGCGTTCCCGGTCTCGATGTACGCGAGACAGAACGCTTCCTGCTTCTGTGTCAGCGCCATCGATCATTCGCTCTCGTTCGTTGACTTGGCTGTGTCGAAGTTCACGAGGCCCAGGGCGACGAACGCCAGGGCCGCGAGCGGCCACCCGTGCGCATTCCAGAGGAGGGCCACGATGGTCCCGTGCACGGCACCATGAAGAAATGCTTTCACCGCGGGGCTCCTTGATGGGCGGTCATGGTCCGATTCCTTGATGGGGCCGGACACGCCCCGACCATCCGGTGAAAGGATTAAAGCCCGGTGTACAGGTCGGGGCGGCCACGGGGCAGGCAGTTAGCCCACTGCACTGCTGGGGCCGGCGATACCTTCACGAACCGGCAGAGAAAGCCGTCGAGTCGGTGGGTTGCCGGATTTGGGGATTCAGTGGCCGGCGCTGATCTCCGGCTTCCGCGAGTCGGCGGTCCTGGTCGTTCCTCGGTCGCAGTCCCGGGGCACCTCAATAACCGCACATATCTGTGCGCATCAGCCTGCGCATTCACTGAAATTGAATTGCCCGGCGCGGGACGACCGTGCTTAGCTCCGAAGTAGAAACCACGCGAGCCACGGCCGAGCAAACGAAAAAGGCCGCCGACGTTCCGAGGGCGGGCTTGCAAATTCGAGAGGCACCTATCCATCGAGTGCTTCGGCCACCGTGACAACCGGGGCAGACATTCGACAGAGGGTTGAGGGCAGCGACCTCAGCAGGCCGCGCGGTCTCGGGCGCGAGTATAGCGGATGTTTCTACTTGTCAACAACTATTTGAGGGCGCTTATGCTCCGATGCTGGCCGATAGTTGCTCAGGTTGCGCTTGATGGAGGATCGCCCCTTCTGGAGACAGTCATCCATGTAGTTCAGGACGCGCCGGCCTTCCTGCCCGTGCGGAACGGGGGCGATGCCGGTCCCGTGACACGACTTGCAGGCCTTATGCGACAGCGCAGGGGCGCCTTCGGGCCGTTGGAACTTGAGCCCGTGGCATATGTGGCATGTCTGGTCGAGCCAGTAGGCGATGACGGCCGGAACCTTCAGGCCTGCTTCGGCGATACCCCACTTCGGAACGTACCCGATCAACTGCGCGCGCACGCTAGGCAGGCTCTTGAGCTTGTTCACCAGTTTCGCCATCTCGTGCATGTACCAGTCCTGGGCCATCTGGCGGGCGGTCGCCTGGCACCATGCCGGCTTCATGTGGTTTAGGTGATCTTCCATCAGTTCGGGGCTGATCACATAGGCGCGCGGCGGGCGATGGATCTGGATCGATTCGGCGAGCGCCGCGATCTGCTGTGCGCTTGGCTTCTTCGGCTTCTCGGCCTTGTCCCACTCCGAATGCAGGCGCAGCAGCGCCATCCCGACGCGCGAATCGCTCCAGCCGGCCGCGATCAGCAGATCCGCATCCGAGCGAATATCAGCCTCCACACGGAGGTCCGAGCTGTTCCCGGCCGATGTGTAGGCCTCCTCAATATCGCGCTTTTCTTCGATCAGCATCGGTTCTTTCTAGTGGTAGAGGGCGTCGGGGATGGGGTACATCAGCTCCGTTCCGTGTAGTCGAACGGCTCGAAGTCCTGGCGCTCAGCCGGGGTCGGCGGGTCAAGCAGGGATTCGTCGATGGCGGGAAATTCCAGCTTCGGCGAGCCCCAAATCACGTTGGTCACAGGCCTGAGCGTCTGGAAGTTGTGGAGGTTGTTGAAGCGATTCATCCCACATACCCCAGCACAGCGCCCAATGGAGCGAACAGGATTCCGACCGCGCGCAACACCAGCATTCCAGTAGCACCCTCCATTGGGACGAGGCGCACGATGTTCAACACCCAGCCAACAATGAGGCCGGCGACGAGCGTGATGCAGAAGATGAAAGCGAGGACGGCTATCACGGCATCGGCCGCGTCTTGGCAGTTGTCGATGTTTTTCATGCGTTTCCCTTCTTCAAAGTGCGCAACTTGGCGCGGTAGACGACCTTGATTTGCCGCAGGACATCGCGGTCGAGCTTTGTGACCTCGTGCGGTCCTTCCAGGCGCTCGAGCCGCTCCGGACCAATGCGGCGCAGCAGTTCCTCGCGGAAGCGGGCCGAGACGGTGAGCGCCTTCGCGCCGTTCTTCTCCGATCCACCGTTGCAGGACTTGCACTGCTTGTGAACGTTGTCCTCGTCGAAGCGAAGCTCGGGATGCGCACCGCGGGTCAGGTAGTGACCAGCATCCCATTGGCCGCCTGACGTCATCGGCGGATTCGTCTCGCCGCAACTGACGCAGGGCAGATCCTTGTCGCGCTCGCGGATGAACGGATTGAAAGCCGCCTGCGCTTCGGCCACGAGCTTGCGCAATGGCTTCTGGTCCTCGCGCTTCACCTTGTCGGCTGCGCGCTCTGCCTTGGCGGCGGCCTTCCCTGCCACCTTCTCGGCCTTCACCATGCGCTGGGCACAGACGCGCCCGCAAACCGTCTGCGTGCTGCTCCATGGACGGAACTCGGCGCCGCAGTGCCTGCAGGCCTTGGATTCGATGGTGCGGGAGAGCATCAGGCCGCCTCCCGATTCTGAAGATCCACCCCGCGCAGGGCGGCGGTGGCGTGCAGGAATTCCAGCCAGTCGCTGAATACCTTTTTGCCGAACTTGCTTGTGCGCTGGCCGAGCATCACCACGCCGCCGTTCAAGCCCTGCGCGAGCCGCACGGTTTCACCATAGAACGCCGCGGTCAGAACATCCTTCCACTCCTCGTCGGTCAGGTGAACCATCTGACCGTTCACCGGCCATTTAAGCTGAGCAGCGAATGCCTGCAGGATCGGCCATTGGGCTGCGTTTTGGTCGAGCGTACGGTTCGCCTCGCCGATGGTGACGGCCATGCCATCGGGCGCCTCACGAACGGCAGCGACGGCCCGACCGCGGGCCTCGGGGTGGTTGCCGATGATGAATGTGCGCTTCACGGCTCGAGTCCCAACTCTTGGTTGATGCGCGCCAATTCGTCGAGGGCGGCTTTCCGGCGTGCTTGGATACGGTCGCTTTCGACCTTCACCTTCTCATGCCACACACGCCATTCCGACCCGAAGGCCGAAGCCATCGCGTTGATGTAGGCCGGCAGAAGCGTTCCTTCCTGCTTCGACTGCCAGAACGGAAGGCCATGGGCAAAGGCGCGAACCGTGCAGGTTTTGCAAGCTGCGTCATAGAGCGGGTAGTCGGCACGCTGCTGGGCGGCTTGGCAATTGGCGCACATCAGCCTCGCCCTCCTGCCCGCAGCATGGCCTCAATGGCGCGCTGGCGCTGCGCCTTGGCCTCACGCCATTCCTTGAAGACGCGCGCCATGGTCTGCTCAACCGTCTCGCGCGGCGTGCGCTTTGAATGACTCTTTCGAAGATCCTTCGCCATCAGAGACCTCCCAATCCAGTGAAAGGCGTCGAGCCATCGAGCATCGGATTCCAGCGCCTGCCGGCACGAACATCGTTGATGTAGTCAGGCCACTTGCCGTAGCGCTCGGCCAGATCCTTGGCAGGCTCGGTCGAGACCCGGATTGCGCGGATGTCTTCGATCGACAGAACGGACATGGCGCGCTTCTGCGCCGAAATCTTGAGCCTGGTGGACACCGCGCGCTTGGTGCCCACAGGATTTCCGCGCTTGCCGGCGAACAGGCAGCCCTCCGC